ACTGCAAGTAATGTACTTATGCTTCAGGGTATATAGATAAGGCTGCGGTGTTTAATGGCTTACAAACATCCTCCGCTTCTTATATAGATATTTCATCCGCAACAACTACACCAGTTTCAAGCATCTCATTTTGGTTTAAAACAACTGTTAAGAACAGTACTAATGCTAATATTTTAGCAGCAGGTGGTTCAAGTTCTACTAGAACTGGCTTTTCTATAAGGAGAAATTCTAGTGGCTTTTTAAATGTTCAATTTACCAAAGGAACACCAGGAAGTACACAGACTGTTACAGGCAATCAAGATATAACTGATGGTGTATGGCATAATTTTATTTTGTCTATGGCTAGTGATAACACTTTTGTAGTGTATTTAGATGGTCAATCTCATATTAGTGGAACAAGAACACATTTTACAAACGGACAATCAAGAAGTCAGTCTATTAATAGATTTGGGTCAGATTCAGTTGCAATTGGCGCAAATGCATTTGGTGGCTCAATAGACCAAGTAAGAATATTTAACAGAGCATTAGATAGCGGAGAAGTAGACGCTCTTTACAACGAATAAGATGGAAGACTTAAAGATTTTTGGAATATACGGAATAAACATATCAGCATTGGCAATAAGCATCTCTGAAATAAATCCTTACCTCCAAACTTTAGTCTTGATTTCAACCTTTGCATTTACAGTAATTCAGATAATAAAAGCACTTAATAAATAATGCCAAAAGTAGATATAGATGGAGATGGAAAAGCAGACTTTTCTTTAAGCCTAGCTAATATTGTGATGATTGTAACTATGATAATTTCATTAGTAGGAAGCTATTATACTCTAAATAGTAAGATTGCAATTCTAGAAATAGAAGTAGAAGAAGCCAAGACATTACCTCCTCAGAAAATAAGCGAAAAAGAAATTGACTTAAAGTTTGAGTTACTCCAAAATGAGATTAAAGACATTAAGCAAAACTTTAAACGCAAATGAAATACTTCACACTAGATGAATTTGATTCGCCTGATCTACCTAATAGTGGGATCAATATGGATGCTAATTTTCTTTCAATGCTTGATGATGCAAGACATATGGCAGACATCCCATTTAAAATCAATAGCGGTTACAGAACACAAGAACATAATATTGAAATCTACAGAAGACTTGGAAAGAAGCCAATTGACTCTGCCCATCTCAAGGGTAAAGCAGCAGACATTTCCTGTTCAACTTCAAGAGAAAGATGGATTATCATTACAGCGTTACAAGATGCTGGATTTAACCGTATCGGAATCGCTAACAACTTCATCCACGTTGACTCTGACGAAAACAAATCACCAAACGTCATCTGGACGTACTGACACCGTAGGAAACACGCTATGGATAAGAAAAAATTCAAAGACACTAAAGTAGGTCAGTTTCTATTAGAAAAGATTCCTAATGTAGTTGGTTCAATTGCTGGAGATACAGCAGTAGGAAGCGTTATACAGGCTATTATAGGTGGCTCTGATATGTCTAAAGAAGATAAAGAACTTGCACTTAAAAAACTAGAACTAGAGAGAACCGAAATGGAAGGCATTACTCAGCGATGGGTAGCTGATTCCAAGTCTACAAGTTGGTTAGCTCAGAACGTAAGACCATTAACTTTGGCATTTCTTACAATATCGTTTATAATTGGTTGGTCATTACAATTAGAAGAACTAGAAACAGTAAAAGACTTACTACAAATAGTTTTTATTGGATATTTTGGATCAAGAGGTGCTGAGAAAATAATGGGTAATAATAGACATAAGTAATGGCAAAAGTTCAAATATCAAGCTATAAATCTAACAATAGAATAAAACGTAAAGGTGTTCACGCTAAATCTAAGATGAGTAGTTTAAAATCATCCAAGAATTACAAGAAGAAATATAGAGGTCAAGGTAAATAATTACAGGCAAATAAAATAAAATTTGTTTTTTTAAAAAAAAAGTTGTAACTTTGGTGGGTAGTGGGAAAATAACTACCTTAAAATATTACATTATTTACTTTTAAATAAAATACAAATTAAATAAAATACAAGTAAAATAATTACTTTTAATTAAATTACTAGTAAATAAATTTCTTGTAAATTAAGTTTTTGTAAATTAAGTTTTAAAATTAATATTAACCAATAAATTTTTGAATACAGGATAATTATGGAGGACAACACTATCAAAGAACTAGCCTTAAAAATAGCTTACGATTTTAACCAATCAATAAAACAAAGAACCGATTTACTTTTAGAGCTGGATTCAATAATGTACACTAACTTAGGAATTGATTCCCTTAGTTCTGAAAAACATAAAGTGAAGTCTGATAGTAAATACATCTATAAGCAAATAAAAGGTATTGATGAAACTTTAGGAAAAGAATTACTCCATCACCTAGATGCCTAAAAAACTAACAAGAAGCAAATTAATTAAAAAGCTAGATACTATATTTAGCAGGTGGGTTAGACTTAGTAACTCAGTTAATGAAATTTGTACTTGTGTTACCTGTGGGAAAGAATCACATTGGAAGGACATCCAAGCTGGTCACTTTATAAGTAGAAAACACTACTCTACCAGATGGGATGAAAGAAATTGTTTGCCACAATGTGTAGGATGTAATGTTTTTAAATATGGAGAGCAATACAAATATAGTTTATATCTTGGTAATAAGTTATCTAAAAAGTTACTTATAGAAAGTAGAAATATTATTAAATTTACAAATGCAGAGTTAGAAGATATGATAAAAGAATATACCGAAAGGTTTAATAAGCTTGTATAGTTTTTATAACATTTAACTATATATGATTTTGTTTTTGTTTTGGGGAGAAGGGGTAGAATTAATTTTTTACCCTTTTTTTTGTTTTGTTAAAAAAATGTTGTAAGTTTGTGTAAAACAATTTCATATGATAGATTATTTTAAACAACAAGACAAAGTAGAATTGATCGAAAACGTTATCGAACTACGCCAAGAATTAAAACACTATAAAACTTTAGTGGAAAACTTAAAACAACAACTTTATTTTTTAAACAACAAACGAAATGGACAAAACAATTAAACACATCAACCAAAAACTATTTAATCTTCAACAAGAGATAGGAGCAATTAGTAAAGATGCTAATAATCCTTTTTACAAATCAAAGTATTTTGATATAAACTCTCTTATTAAACAACTTAACCCTTTACTTTTAAAACATAAGCTTTTATTACTACAACCTATTGAAGATAATATGGTAGTAAGTAGAATAATTTGTATTGAAAGCAATAGCGCAGTAAATAGTTTTTTAACTATTCCAGCTGTGAGTGATCCACAGAAACTAGGATCAGCCATTACTTATTTACGTAGATACACTTTATCAAGTTTGCTAGGCTTACAGGCTGAAGATGATGATGCAAATGCTGCAAGTGGTAAAGGTACATCTGAATTAGAAAAGAAATGGTTAAACATTAACACACCAGAGTTTTCTAAAGCTATTGAGTATCTTAAAAATGGTGGGGACATTGAGGCAATTAAGGGAAAGTACAAGGTTTCTAAAAAAATACAAGATGAACTCTCAAGGGTGTAAAATAAAAGGAGTATATTTAAAAATCAATTATAATAACTATTTAATCACAATTTATGGAAAACAAGTCAACAGCAATTTTATCAGGGAGTATCAATCTCTCAATGATAGACAAGTCAAAAATTATTAACGGTAAAAACGGACAGTATTTAAACATCACAATGATTGTGCAAAATCAATCACAGTATGGAAATAATGTTTGGATAACTCAAAGCCAATCCAAAGAAGAAAGGGAAGCCAAAGAAAAGACGGTTAGTCTTGGTAATGGAGCAGTCCGCTGGGTAGGTGGCGAGGTTAAAGTAGCTGAAAGAGATGAGGTTACTAACAACCAACAAAATCCACAACGAGCAACAACTCAAGAAGTAGATTTACCATTTTAATTTAATGGGGGTTAATAGCCCCCTTTTTTATTTTATATAATGCCCATATTAAAGAAAAGAAAAGAAGGTGATCCGTTTCCAAGTGATTTTTGGAACTACACTTTAAATCCTATTTTAGGATACGAATACAAATCNAATCCAAGGGTTATGGAAGATGAGGAGAAAGGATANTATAAAACTTCACAACCAACAAAATGATAGCACAAGCAAAACAAATACAAAATAAAATACTAGATATAAAATATGGGAGGGTAAAAGAAGGTTTAGGAATTGAGATACCAGAGATAGACGAATACATCAGATATAAACAAGGAAACTTTAATTTACTAATAGGTCACGCAAATGTAGGAAAGACTACGGTCATTTGTTACCTGTTTACACTTTACGCAATAAAACACAATCTAAGATTTGTAATATGGTCATCAGAAAATACACCTCAAAGCATAGTCCGCAAGATAATTGAATTTAAAATGGGAATGCCTATTCATACAGCAGATGAAGATGAAATTGCAAAGGCTATTGTGTGGTGTGATAAGCATTTTAAAATAATAGATGTTGAAGACCTTTACACCTATAAACAACTTTTAAAGGAAGCTGCACAAATTAAAGAAGCTTGGAATTACGATGCACTTTTAATTGATCCTTACAATTCATTAGCTAAAGATCACCAGTTATTAAGAGCTGTAGGAGGTCACGAATACGACTATCAAGTAAGTTCTGAATTTAGAATGTTCGCTAAAAGACAAAACATTACAGTTTATTTAAATGCTCACGGTGTAACAGATGCACTTAGAAGAACACATCCACACGGACACGAGTACGCAAACCTTCCACAGCCTTTAGGATTAGCAGGTGTTGAGGGAGGGGGTAAGTGGGGAAACCGTTCTGATGATGTGATATGTATTCACAGATATACTGGAAGTCCTACTGATTGGATGTATAGTAACCTCCACGTTTTAAAAGTAAAAGAAAATGAAACTGGTGGTAGATGCACACCATATGAAGAACCGATCAAATTAAGAATGTCAAGAAACAATGTAGGCTTTGAATTTATGGGTAGGGATATTCTACACGAAAAGAAACCTAAAGAAAAACTAATTTTTTAAATATGGAACTCTATACTTTTTTAGCTATTTATGCAACTATTTTATTATTGCTTTGTGCACTGGTTACCTTCTGGGCACAACAAATAAAAGCTGATATTATTATAAGTCCAATGGTTGGATTTGTCACAGGCTGTTTATATCACAAAGAAGTATTTATTGAGGGGGGTATTGAGGTAAGATCTTACACAATACAGATTTTAATGGGAGTAATAAGTTTAAATATTTTATGGGAAATACAAAATGGCTTGGAAGAGTAGCTGAAAGGCATCAAGAATGGATAGAGATAATAAATTCTTTTGGTGAGTTTGACCTTGCTGAAGACTTTGTTCAGGAAATGTATTTAACTTTAGAAAAGTATGCAAGTGAAGAAAAAATTATTCAAAATGGGGTTGTTAGTAGAGGATATGTTTTTTTTACTTTACGTAGTCTTTACTTTCAATATTATAATGCTAAAAAGAAAATTAATAAAGTTAGGATTGATGACGAAAACAATTACGAACAAATACCGTACAATTCAGAAATGGATGAAGAAATAGGTTATTCGGAGTTTTGTTCTTTAATTGATAATCATATTGAAAACTGGGGCTGGTATGATAAGACATTGTTTAAACTCTATCGAGATACAAATATGTCAATAAGGAAAATTTCATCAGAAACCAAAATCAGTTGGGTATCAATATTTAAAACACTAAAAAAAAGTAAAGACGAGTTAAAAGAATTATTTAAAGAAGATTACGAGGATTTTAAAAACAAAGATTATGAAAGGAATAGACAAAAGAACTAAGGAGTACAAAGAGTGGGTTAAGAACCACGAAGAAAAAAGCAGTGGAGTAGGTGATACCGTAGAAAAGATTACTAAGGCTACTGGTATTGATAAACTAGCTAAGTGGGCACTAGGAGAGGACTGTGGATGTGATAAGAGAAAAGAAACTTTAAACCACATTTTTCCTTATCAGAAACCAAATTGTTTAACAGAAGACGAACATAAATATTTGACGGACTTATTTACTAAGCCAAAAAATACTGTTACATCTAAAGTTCAAAGCGAAATACTAGAAATATTTAACAGGGTATTTAATGAAAGGAGAGAAATGACATCTTGCAGCAGTTGTTTCTTAAATGGTGTTTACGCTAAACTTGAACGGATTTACAGAGAGTATGAATGAAAAAGAACTTTTTGAATATCTAAAAGAAAACTATTACTCTGATTTAGTTAAGGCTAGAAAACAAATGAGTAGATGGGATTGTTATAGTCCAGAAGCATCACATAGAATAGAACTTAAATGCAGGGGTAAGCATTACGACACTTTGCTTATAGAAAAGAAAAAGTTTGATGCTATGATATTAAAATGTGATGAGAATTTAGATGTGCCTATGTATATTAATTCCACACCTAAAGGAATATTCAGATTTAATTTATACCTTGTAAATCCAAAATGGGAAATACAATACCATAACAAGACAACTCACTTCTCTAATAATAATAAAATAGCAAAAGAAGTTGCAATGTTGGAAGTAGTAAATGCTGAGATATTATAAAGGAATAATGATAGACAAAAAGAGCGACAACTTACTAGAAATGGAATACTTCAATAACTCAGAACTTTTAAATAAAAAGCTTTTAGAGTGGGCGAACTTAAAACCAGACAACAAAGACATAGATGCAGCGTGTGGAGCTGCTTGTGATATATTCTTTTATGTAAACCGTTTACAGGTCGATAGAAGGATGTTTAACAAAGTTGTAAGCGAATATAGGTCAGATAAGATTAGAGCCATAGAAAGGGCGCAAAATGCGGAAAGCAAGATACGAGAACTAGAAAAACAAATTGAGATACTAAACAAACAAAAAGAACTAGGATTATGAGCGACAGTGTAAAGAAATGGCACGAGATGCAAGAATCAAAAGATGATAGAATAATACAAAACCCTTATTTTAAAAACGCATCAACTACAAGTCCAATAGTAGGGGATCCAATAGTTACAATGGTCAAAGAAAAGTTTGATTTAAGAAGTAAAGTAGGAATTGATAAATACGATACAACTTTATTTGATAGCCCTGATGGATTCTATAAGTTCTTAAANCANNTACANGAAGAGTTAATGGATGCTACTTTATANATAGAGAAACTAAGACACCTAAACAAATGAAAGAAACTATATTAATTAAGATGCAGAAGGATATNAAAGACCTTCAACAATTTGTAATGATGTTACATATGCAAGTTGAAAAATTACAAGGAAAAACTAAAAAAATTAAACAAAAAAAAGATGATTGAATTAATAACAGCTT